ATCAAGGTACTGGACGAACAAAACACCGCTACCTTTGGCGCACTAGGACTAGCCAATGAAGCCGCTGCGAACCGTGCTGTTCAAAGAGGAGAAGATGCGTATGGTGAAATCCTTCTTGAGATAAACCCCGAAGGTCGTCTGCGAGATGCAAAAGCCGCTTCGGAAAACATCTTGTTCGGTGTTCTTAATGAGCCTCGGTTCTGGAAAGAAACAGAAGTGGAGGGTCCCGACGGTAAAATTCTGGACGACCAAGGCAAGCCAATAACCCAGTTTGAACCAACCGACGATTTCAATGACTGGCTACAGTTAAATACCCCCATGATGGAAGAATTTCATCCTGAAATCTTGGCGGATTTAACTGACCTACAGAAGGTAAACAGACTCTTTGATAATCCGATCACACCAGATACCCCAATGTTCAAACAGGCAGAAGAAAAGTTAGCCTTTCTTAACGCCTTTGCAATAGACGATCCGGCTGCTGCTGTTCGTCAGATAATTGGCCAACCCGGCACAAGGGCTAGGGCCGGTGGCACTTCCGTCAGATCTTTACGAAGGTTTTCTGAATTAGCGATGGAGGAGGGTGAGGAGGTTGCTAACGGCTTTATGCAATCCGTTCTCCATGATGCTTGGCTTTATGCCAAAGGAGCGCAACCCGCCGCTTTGACAGGTCCCCAAGCAAACCGACCACCCCTGGATTTAAACCGCTTTGAAGCCTACCTGTTCGATCCTTTAGTAAAAGGCGGCGACAGCGTAATGCAGGTTCTTAATAAAACGGGAGTTATAGAAGACGAAGCAGTGCGCGTGTGGAAAAACACGTTAGCGATGATGAGTGATTTTCAAAAACTGGACAACGCAGGAGTTGAGGATTTATTGAAACGGGTTGAACAAAACCCGGGGGCTAGTTACCTCCTGCCTTTTGTGCGAAGACTGGTGGGTGCCCAGGTAGGCGCTAGGGCCGGTAGATTATTCCCCGGTGGAGTAGCCACCATTCAGGCTCCTGCCTTTGGCGCACAGCTTTTTGAAAATTTGCTAAGTAACATGCCACAAAGCCGCTTAGACGATGCTTTTTTCGACTTGGTAAACGATCCTGAAGTGGCAGCGGACTTGTTAGCGTTGGGACTACAAAGACAAGGGCAAAGAGCGGGCACTACCCTTAATTTAAGAAATTTGAATAACTGGCTTGCGGGTTGGGCAGGAACTACTTTAGAAGAAGCCGCTCTATTTGAGGAGGAAAGGGAAACCATCAGAGAATCGTTCCTTAATCGAGGGGCGCAGTGGAGGCCGAGCAACCTCGGGGCTAGGGGACGCAACAGGAACCCACCAGAGGAAGTGGAAGAAGTAGTAGTAGAAGAAACCGAAGAGGTGGATCTCTCCCCAACAGTGGGATTTACACCCCCTCCCCTCCCACCACTAACCACGCCACAAGCTCCACCGTCCACGGCCCAAGCTTCAGCGTCCACGGGTCAAGATGCGTATGCCGCAGCGTTTCCGTTTGATTCGGTGAGTGAAGTGATCCGTTCCCGACAAGGGATTGGTGCTTTAAGCTAGATTAACCAGTCCTTGGTATCTTCGCCCAATACCGTCCCCGCAATATCTATCTTACTTCGCAACGCCTTCAGGATTTTCTCGTCCACGGTGTCAGGACTCACTATATCTATATAGTTGACTGATTTTTCTTGTCCGATCCGATGCGCCCGGTCTTCTGACTGAAGTCTGGCTTCCAAGTTATACGAATTGCTGTAATAGATGACGGTGTTAGCCGCCGTCAAAGTAATACCATAACCTCCAGTCTGTGGTTGCCCGATAAAAAAGCGGAGCGGAGAATCCTTTCTTTGAAAAGAAATAATAATCTGTTGCCTTTCATCCTGCGGAGTCTTGCCTTGGTAAGTAGCCGCCGACCCTGCTCCGTACTTCGCGGTAAGAGCCTCATAAATTAATTCGAGGTCGTGTATCCAGTATGCCCAGATGATAGCTTTGCCATCGATTTCCTCCACGATGTCGAGTAATTCCTGTAGCCGGTTGTTTTTGATCGGTTGCAATTCCCCTTCGTCCGGTTTTAAAAACCCACAGGTAATCTGCTGAAGTCGCATGATCTGGGTAAGAACATTAACGGTCGAAGCGAGTTCTCCGTTCTCCAGTTGAGCCAACGCTAACTTCTTCATTTGCTTATATAATTTCGATTGTTCCGGGGTCAACGGGACATTGCGGCGCATGTAAATCTTCTCGGGAAGATTCAAACAATCTTCTTTCAATATGCGTGAGCTGAATTTGTCGAGCTTGTCCCCCAGTTCATCCAACCGGCGATAGCCAAGGATGTGGGGATAGACACGATTAGCACCATGCCGTCTCTCGATTTTGGCATAGCGGCCCTGAAACGAATAAAAGCTACTGAACCCAAGTGCATCCGGGGAAAGAAACGCACACTGCGTGTAAAGATCCATAGGACTTTTTGTTATGGGACTGCCCGTTAAGATACGGCGATACTTTGCCAGCTTGCTCAGTTCGATCAGGTTCTTGGTCCGTTGAGCCTTGCGCGTTTTAATCGTGGTGGACTCATCGACAATAACAAGGTTGTTAGGATTAAGACTAAGGAACTTGGTCGCAGTCTGGCTTCCTTTATTGGTAGAAAAAGCTTCGACGTTCATCACCAAGATACCTAGAAACTTTTCCTTTCTTTTTTCAGGTAACGCAATATCCGAGATGTCGCTGATAAAACCCTTGGTAAAACTAGGTTGCCACCGCACCACTTTGTGAGGCACTTCATCACTCAGATGCCTGGGAATCTCCTGCTGCACCCACGTGTCAAAAACCCCCTTCGGTGCGATAATCAGGGCAGTATCTATCTCACCTTTTTCGTAGAGATAGGCCATCTGGTCGAGAACCACCTTGGATTTTCCTGTCCCCATTTCCATGAACAAGGCCCAGAAATCACGGTCCTTGGAGCATTCGTAGACGTCCAACTGATGTTGATACGGTTTTGTTTTAAACTTCATAAGTTCCCCTTGCATATCTAATTCTATCCGATTATTATGTGCTTTCGCAAGAGTGCATAACACTCTTAAATCAGGAGAGATGAAAAATGAATGATCTGTTTGAACAGATGGAAGCCGACTCCGCCTCTGACGTGGAGTCCCTCAACACCGAAGGTGTAAAAAGTATCGCTGAAGTCGCCCGACTTCTCCGACAAAAGGAAGAAGAAGTTGAAAAACTGGAAGGGATTCTAAAAGAAGCAAAGAAAGAACGAGACAAAATCAGTCTCGAAGACCTACCCTCCCTGCTCCAAGAAATTGGAATAACCTCGTTTGAACTTTCCGACGGCTCTAAAGTCAAAGTGGGTGCTGTCTATGGCGCACACATTAAAGTGGAAAACCGAGAGGAGGCATTTACATGGCTACGAGAAAATGCTCACGACGACATCATCAAGAACACGGTGTCGTGTGAATTTAAGCGTGGTGAAGACACCGCCGCTGGAACTTTTATCGAACTGGTACAGGCCGAAGGCTTTGACGTGGATCAGAAGGTGGAAGTGCATTCTCAAACGCTCAAGGCTTTTGTTAAGGAGATGATTGAGGGGGGAAAGGACTTTCCAGAACAATTATTCGGGGCCTATGTGGGCCATAAAGCGACAATTAAAAGGTAACAACTAATGACTGATAACAAAACAGTAAGCAAGAAAGCAGAAAGCAACGTCATCCCGTTTGATATTGCAAACATGGAGGCCGATGCAGGACTAGGCTTGGAGAACATAACTAGGGAAGATTTGGCTTTGCCTTTTCTGAGAATGCTCACTGCTGAAAAAGCGGAAGAGCATGACGCGAAGGGTGGCGACATTATCAACAGTGTCACTGGGGAAATTTTCAGTAAGGCAGAGGGGATCAAGGTTATTCCTTGCGTTTATACCCGCCGCTACATTGAATGGGCAGACCGAGATTCAGAAGACGGTGGTGCGCCTATTAATTTTTATACTCCCGCACAAAAAGCTTCTGGCGAGATGCCTAAAACTGAGCGACGTCTAGATAAGGATGGAAAAGAAGACTACACCGATTGGATTGTCGGCTCAGATAATTATCTTGAAAACACCGCTCATCATTACGTCATAATGGTTAGAGAAAACGGGCGCATTGAACCCGGTCTAATCACCATGGCAAAAACAGCAATGAAAAAATCTCAGGCGTGGAATTCTATGATGACAAGCAGACTGGAGAAGGGCCAAAAGGGACATTTCAACCCTCCTTCCTTTTCTTACGTTTACCACTTAACCACAGAAAAAGCCACGAAAGGAATTTACACGTGGAATACATGGAAGGTCACGCTTGATGGTAAGGTGGACAGTATGGACACGTACAACCATTGCAAACTCTTTGCTGAATCTGTTGAAAAAGGCAAAGTGACCGCTAACCATGAGCAGGAAGAAATTGTCGTTCAAAAGGATGCGTGAGACTCACCGTTCTAGTCTAGCCGGGGGCGCTTCGGTGCCCCCTTTTCCAGAGAATAAAAAATGTCCGACGCAAAACGATTCGCGGCCATTTTCGAGGGACTGGAGCTAGCCTACGGAACCTATCGAATTGACCGAAAACAAAACAACGGGAAAAATACAGGCAAAGCGACGGTCGTTAAAGCCCCACGCACTGACGAGATGTGGGAAAACCACCTTAGCGGTAAGGGCGATGCGCTAGGCATCATTCCTATCAACGAAAGCAACAACTGTAAATGGGGTTGCATAGATGTTGATACTTACCCGCTTGACCATACCGAACTAATTCAGAAAATACGCAGGATGAAGCTCCCCCTGGTGGTGTGTCGCTCCAAGAGTGGTGGCGCACATTGTTTTCTCTTTGTAGATCAGTGGGTTGCAGCCAAAGAGATGCAGGAAGTCTTGCAGCATGTCGCTGCTGCACTGGGTTACGGTGCTTCCGAAATTTTCCCAAAGCAGATCAAGCTCTTCCTTGAGCGCGGGGACGTGGGCAACTTTCTCAATTTGAGTTATTACGATGCCGAGGACGGACTACGCTATGCCATCAAGGATGATGGTTCCTCCGCCACCCTCCAAGAATTCTTCCAGCTCCATCAGACGCACGTACAGACCCCTGAACAGCTCTTGGCCCTCACTATAACGGATGATCCCAATGTCCCCATAAAAGACGGTCCACCGTGTCTCCAGACGCTCTGTGCGCAGATGATAAGCGAAGGTGGACGCAACAACGGTTTGTTCAACGTAGGAGTCTATCTCCGAAAAGCTTATCCGGATTCGTGGGAGTCCGAAATTCTTGTTTATAACGCCAAATATTTCTCGCCGCCGTTACCCCTGAACGAGGTTAACGTGGTGGCAAAGCAACTTCAGAAGAAAGAATATGCGTACATGTGCAAGGATGCACCAATCAATGCGTACTGTAATGCCGAAGTCTGCAAAACCCGTAAGTTCGGAATCGAAGCGGCAGTGTCCGGGGCTACCATTGCCAATCTGAGAAAATACAACAGTTCTCCTCCGGTGTGGTTCATGGATGTGAATTCCCAACCCCTGGAACTGGACACGGAAGCCCTAATGAATCAGGCCGCGTTCCAGAGAGCCTGTGTTGAGCAGCTAAACTTTATGCCGCGCTCGGTGTCCAAACCCCTCTGGGAAGGACGCATCAATACCCTGCTTCTTGAGATGAGTGATACCGATGGCAGCATCGTGGAGGTGTCTCAGGACGCCAGCATCCAAGGCCAGTTTTATGAATATCTCGACGAGTTCTGCACAGTGATGCAGAAGGCGGATAACCGGGAAGAGATCCTGCTGCGCCGCCCTTTCACCGATGATGATGAAGGAAAGACCTATTTCCGCCTAAAAGACTTCGATGCGTTCCTGCGAAAAAATAGATTCTTTGAGTATAAATCTCACAAGATTGCACAAAGATTACGCGATATAAACGGGGAAGCTACCAGCTTGAAGATCAATGGGAAAGCTACACGAGTATGGGCTATTCCAGCTCATTCTCAGCACAGCGGTCAGGTACCTACACCACTTAGTTCCAACGGGTCGGCAGTACCCTTTTGACGCAATTTAAGGATGTGTAAAATGAAAGTTAAGATAGAACTTGATGACAAAGATACCGCTGAAACCATCGACTTGATACAGCGCCTAGTTACCGCACTGGAAAAACTCCTAGAGAGGCTTGAAGATATTGTAGAACCCGAGCTTCGTAACGATGTTTAGAATCTTTGGGCCACCGGGTACGGGCAAGACCACCACCCTTTTGAACATGGTGGACGAGGCGCTGAACGGGGGAACCCATCCCCAGCAAATAGCTTTTCTCGCCTTCACCCGGAAAGCCGCACATGAAGCACGGGAACGAGCCGCCTTTCGATTCAAGCTGGACATGGACTCAGACCTCTTCTATTTTCGCACCCTCCACTCCTTATCGTACAACCTACTGAACATCCGCAAACACGACATCATGCAGAAGAAGCATTACGCCGAGCTGTCCAAAGAGATAGGGTTTACCCTGAATGTGAAACAGCAGCAGGAGGTGGGAGAAGATGGCCCGGTGGGAATGAGCGATCACCCAATCCTATCCCTCATTAACCTTGCGCGGTCAAAGAAAACCGCCTTGCTCACTGAGTACAACCAAACCGAATTACCTTTTACGTGGCATGAAGTGGACTACGTGGCACGTTCTTATGACGAATACAAACAAAAACAGAGTCTGTTGGACTATACCGACATGCTTGAACTGTTTGCTGAAAGAGCCGGGGACTTGTGTCCTGCTTTTAAACTGTGCTTCCTTGATGAAGCCCAAGACCTTTCTCCGTTGCAGTGGGACATAGCACATGCGTTAGATAAAAAAGCAGAACGGATGTACGTGGCTGGTGATGACGATCAATGTTTGTATCGCTGGGCGGGTGCTGACGTAGACCATTTTATAAACCTTCCCGGCGGTTCGGAAGTGCTTGAACAGTCTTACCGTATTCCCAAGACAGTACATACTCTGGCTAATACAATTTCCTCCCGCATACACAAACGCTTTCCCAAGGTCTATAAACCAAAGGAAGAAAGGGGTCAGGTCATTCGCATACATTCCATTGATGGCTTGAACATGAGTGAGGGCACATGGCTGATCATGGCTCAGGCTAACTACATGCTATCCCCCTTGGCTATCCAATTGAAAAGCTTAGGGTATTTGTTTGAACGTAACGGCTCACGCTCCATCAGTGAAAAGCTGTCGGTGGCTGTTAACGCATGGGAAGGACTGCGCAAAGGAAGAAAGGTTGAACGCGACGTTGCTCAAATAATTTATAACTTCATGTCAGGTAACGGCGGACGAGTTGAACGGGGCAAGAAAAAAATAGTAACAATGAACACTGGGAAACTGTCACTGGCTGATTTGCAGAAAAACTACGGGCTACTGGCTACCGAGGATATGCTATGGCATGAAGCCATGGACAAAATTCCACCCCCTGACCGTGCGTACATAACAGCTCTACTACGGCGAGGCGAGAAGTTCAATGCCATGCCTCGTATCAAACTGTCCACGATCCATGGAACCAAAGGTGGAGAAGCCGAAAACGTGGTACTCTTTCGTGATCTAACAGCAGCAGCTTTAAAGTCAGCCGGAGATGATCTTCATCGTGTCTTCTATGTCGGTGTCACAAGAACCAAATCCAGTTTGTACCTCGTTGAACCAGAGGACTATACCCGGGCTTATGATCTATGACCGACCTGTCCACCAACACCTGCCCACAGTGCAAGAAACAATCAGAAGAGGTACTTAACATGGAAGAGAAAATACGGGTTGGCTGGTATTGCCCGAGCTGCCGTCATTTCGAGAAAGCAATTTTAAGGGAAACCAAGTGGGTGCCCTATGGAAACTAAACTACAACAATTTTTACAGGAAAATATCAAGTTTGACCCCCGCGCTGCTCAAATAGTATGTATGCGGCACGGGTGGGGTGACTTTGAAAAGCACACTTTTGCCGCCATAGGAAAAGTTTTTGGCATATCCGGGACGCGGGTAAGCCAAATTCAGCAAAAAGCCTTTCGGGTTTTGCGTCATCCCGCCCGTAGGGCAACAATGCCACCGGAGCTTGCAAGGAAAATCGATGAATGGGAGAAAAAGTGATGGCAAGATTTAGGCGGGGCTTAACAGAGGAGCAACGAAGCGCAAGAGAGTCTTGGCATGCCGTTCAGAAAAAGCATCAGGCGAAGCGGATAGGAGAAGCTGTGCTTCAGCTCGGTGGGCTTACCCTTATAAAAGCATCAGGCGATACTGCGCGGTGGGTGAAAGACGGGACAATGATTGATCCCAAGGAAGAGAAGCGCAAGTCGGTAGAAAGGAGGAGGGTTAATGGAAACTAAACTTCAGATGGCGATGTTCCCACCGAAGTCGGACTGGTTACCACCCGAGCATCCTTTCCCAGAAATCTTCGATGCTCCAGAAATAGCTATAGATGTCGAAACCTGTGACCCGAACTTAAAGAGCGGTGGCCCCGGTTGGCCGACCAAGAACGGCGAAGTGGTGGGCTATGCCATAGCCGTCCCCGGTTGGAAAGGCTATTTCCCTGTCGGCCACGTAGGCGGCGGCAACATGGACGCTAGGCAAATTAACAAGTACTTAAAGAAAGTCTTTGCCGCTCCTGGGGATAAGATAATGCATAACGCCCAGTACGATCTGGGCTGGATCAGAGCCATGGGCTTTGAAGTCAACGGACGTATCATAGACACCATGATGACCGCTGCGCTGCTGGACGAGAACCGCTTTAGCTATTCGCTCAACGCAATTTGTTATGACCTACTCGGAAAAACCAAATCCGAGAAGACCTTAGTCGAAGCGGCCCGTGAGTTTGGCGTCGATCCAAAAGGGGAAATGTACAAACTCCCTGCTATGTACGTTGGCCCTTACGCCGAAGTGGATGCGGAGATCACCCTTGAGCTGTGGCAGCATCTAAAAACCCTGTTGACCAAGGAAGACCTCTGGGATATCTGGAAGCTTGAGACTTCGCTGCTTCCCCATCTGGTGAGCATGACCGAACTGGGTATCCGCATAGACATGGACGAGGCAGAGCGCAGTAAACAATTTCTGCTCCAACGCGAGAAGCAAACAGTACGGGAAATAAAAAAGCTCGCCGGGAATAACGTGGAAATATGGGCCGCTGCCAGTATAGCTACGGCGTTTGATGAAGCAGGACTGGCGTATCCCAAGACAGATAAGGGAGCGCCCTCCTTCACCAAGAGCTTTCTGGCCGACCATCCCCACAAGCTACCCCAGTTAATCATGCAAGCCCGAAACCTTAATAAGGTACACGGCACCTTTCTGGACTCCATCCTCAAGCATGTCCACAACGGACGCATCCATAGCCATATCAACCAAGTGAGAAGCAGCGATGGGGGGACCGTCAGCGGAAGAATTAGCATGAACAGTCCAAATCTTCAGCAGTTGCCGAGTCGGGACCCGGAACTCGGGCCTATGATCCGTCGCCTGTTCCTTCCCGAAGAAGGACGCCAGTGGGCGGCTATAGATTTCAGTCAGCAAGAACCACGCATCATGACCCATTACGCCAAAGTGTTCAGTGACTTCAGAAATGAAACAATGCCCGGGTTGGATGCCTTTGTGAAGGAGTACCGGGATAACCCCAAGGCTGACTTCCACAGCATGGTGGCTCAAATGGCGGGTATCGACAGGAAACGTGGCAAAACTATTTCACTGGCTTTGCTCTATGGCATGGGTGTCAAAAAATTGGCAGCGGAACTGGGCATTAGTGATGACGAAGCCAAACAATTGACGGCGGACTACCACGAGAAGGTGCCGTTTGTGAAAATGCTTACCAAGGGCGTACAGAAAAGACTCGAAGATCCACGCTCCTCCGGTAGCATCCGCTCCATTAAAGGACGCAAATGTCGCTTTGACCTGTGGGAACCGACTACTTTTGAAATGCATAAGGCGTTGCCTAAAGAAGAAGCAATCGCGGCCCACGGTCCAACGACCCGACTCAAAAGGGCGTATACCTATAAGGCTTTGAACCGGCTAATCCAAGCAAGTGCAGCAGACATGACAAAGCAAGCCATGGTAGATGTGTGCGAGGCCGGGGACATTCCCCTTCTTCAAATCCATGATGAGTTGGCTTTCTCGGTGGAAGACAAACGACATGCCGAAATATTGGCACTGATTATGGAAAACGCCGTAGAATTGACGGTTCCTAACCACTGTGACATAGAAATTGGTCCTTCTTGGGGCGAAGCGGTAGAAAATTAAGATATTGTCCGATATAATCGCAGACTGGGAGGACAATCATGAACTTAAATAAATGGAAATCAGTACTGCTTCCTCGGGAAATCTACGAGGAAATCAAGATAATTGCTAAAGTGGAAGGACGTACCATCTCGGGTCAAACAAAGATAATCTTTGCCGACTGGAAAGAGAACAACCTGTCGGAAAAAGACAAAGAATACATAGCGGCACAACTGATACAGAATAAACCCCAAACTGTTCCCGACAACCCCACTAATTCTTTTTCGGTATAGGTATGAGCGCAATCGAGAAAGGGTTGCGTGAAGCCCTTGAAAAACTTCAGAAAGACCTGTCCACAACCAACACGGCCCATGCCACCGACCTGAAAAAGGCCGAGCTGTGGGCCGAACTCCTGCATGAAAAAAAGAAGATTAGTGACAGTTGCGAAGATCGGGGGCGAAAAAGGGAAGCCAAACATTAGGACAGAGCTTTTGTTGGCAGGCAAGGCACAGGGCTATTTCAACCTCTGTCTCACCCAGATTAACCAGTCTGCTCAGGAAAACATCCAACTCAAATTCCTGCTCACAACGTGAGCAATCGTAACGATACCCTGGGTACTTGTTATTGTTCGAGTCGAGTTCCACGATATAACCAATCCCTTACAGTGTCGATGGGTATTTCAAAACGGGCCGCGATCCACGCCACCGAGCGTTTCTCTACACTCCTAGCGTAACGCACCGCTTCAACGGTTTCAAAAGAATATTGTTTTTTCATGCGTTCTCTCCGGCTAAACATGGGCGTAACCTTAGCACAGTTTTAATTGCCATTCCACATTGGGTATGGGACAATCGTGCTATCTGAATGAGAGGCAAACATGAAACAAGCACACAACGACGAAATCCCTGCATATGAGAAAGACCCAGTGTTCGAGGAGGTATTCAAACTCACACCGCGCTGTTCTAATTGCGGACAACCCACTGCGAACAAGTACGGGGGACCGGAGGGAGGGTTGCGAACCGAGCAGCTTGTAAATGACAAAAATGCTTGCTTACGGATCTTGCGGGACAACCAAGATCTAGTTCCGAAGAAGCTAATCAAAGAACTGGTTGACTATATTGACAGCGTTCGACGCTTTGGCTAAGGTTAAATACGAATTCTAGCTAGCTCCTAGATGAGATCGCCCTGATTTGGTATCCTAAGACGCTTCGCAGTGTTTTCCTATACTGAGTCAGGGTTTTTTTTATGGATCACAACATCGAAATGCTCACCCGCGCATCGCACTTCGCTGAAGCTGCCTACAACGACACCATCCCCGGCGCACAGAAATTTGAAAACAAACGAACTTCCACCACCGCTTTCCTGATCCGTAATCCAGAGAAGAGTGAGGACTGGGTAATCTGGCGAGGCACCTCTGACCGCAAAGACTGGCTTTTCAATCTCCTCTTACTTTTTATCCCGGTTAAAAAAGCGTGGATACATCTGGGCTTCTATCTCCATCAGCAGGGAATCTGGAAAGAACTCCGTAAAGAACTGAATCCTGCCAACAAAACAGTCTTCGTCGGCCACTCGTTAGGCGGTGCCAGTGCTGAAGTGTCGGCCCACCTGTGCCGAGAGTTCCGGGATCTTCATTTAATAGCACTGGGAAAACCCAATGTTTTCAGTCGGTTCAAGAAATGCCGCATGGATCACCTCCTCACCCATTATTCCCTTGTCCATGCGAGTGACCTAGTGGCCCGCATTCCACGGATCGGATACCGTCCGTCAAGTGGGAAAAACCTTATACAGCTCTTCTTTTCAAACACTGGAAAAGACTACCTAAATCCTCCCAGGCATCTTAAACTTGACGAGTGGTCAATGGCGAACAGCGTCGAAGATCACTCGGTCACTACCTACCGCCAACGAACCACGGCTTTTTGCAATGAGTGTCTCGAATCAGCCCTCACTGCCCTTAGTCGCGAGATGGAAGAAGCGGTGGACCGCCGCCGTAAACGCAAAAAGAGCAAAAAAAGGAAGAAGAAACATGGCTAAGAAAAAAGACTGGATACAGAAGGCTATTAAAAATCCCGGTGCGCTGCGCAAAAAGCTCGGGGTCAAAGGCAATAAGACCATTCCTGCCAAAAAGCTGAATAAGGCAGCGAAATCCAAAAACCCCACCACCCGCCGACAAGCAAATCTGGCGAAGACTCTGAGTAAGATGCGCAAAAAATAGGGAGTCTTCCACATAGAGTATGCTACCATGGTGTGTGGCTCATAGTTTGAGCTACCACGGTGGAGCAAACTAATGGCAAAATTTACGCTGACAGATAAGCACGGTAAGAAACAGCATTATAACTGGATCAAAATCCCTCCTCTCAAAGAAGGGGGAATAAAATATGAACCGGTCCCAGTAAAAGAAGTGGAAGAGTATCTGGA